TTAGTATTAATAATCTGTAGTCCATCTTTAATTGCTTCTTCTACAGCAGCATTAAACTCACCAGAACCTAACTTAAGTCTCTTAGGGTCAATGTTTTTAAAAGAACCTCTAGCCATTAAAGTAACAGGCATAGAGTATAAAGCTGATAAAGCTAGTGCTTGAGCGTGGAATAAAGAACTAAATACAAATATTCTTTTTAACGAGTTATTTAAAGTAAGAATATTTTCAGCTACATCCCAAGCACCGCCTCTTCTAGCTACATCAAAGTGGTCATTAAGAACACCTTTAACATTCTCATGAACCATATAACCTTTTAATGATGGGTGGTCAAACTCTGTAAAATTAATAACATCATCAGCTTCTATTTCGCCTCTGCTGACAGCACTATCAAAGTCTTCTTTCTTATACAAAGCTTTAGGTTTCATAACAGTACCAGCTTTAGTTTCGTGATATGGTAATTCCATCATCTCAAAACTATCTAGTAGTTTTCTATTCATTAATGACCTACCAAATGCTTGAGCATAGATATTCATAATCTGTGCAGGGTCATCAACAACCTCATAACCTTTTTGTTTAAGAGTTTCTATAGTATCGTCTACTAACTTTCTAGGTATTTCATGGACATTTCTTAAACCACCTCTTACAGTAACATTACCATCTAATGTCTTAGATAGTTCAACTGATAGCTTAGCCATCTCTGCTTCTGTTAGCGGTGTGACTGTTCCGTCTTTGTTTTTCTTACCTCTGATTATGTGAGGTATGTAGTTAGATACTAGATTAACACGACCATTACGACCTTTAAACATTCCAATCTCAGCACCAAGTGCAGCTAACTCAGCCATCCAAGTCTTATACTCTTTAAGCATCTTGTATTGTTCTGACTTAGGATTAAACCTAGATTTCTCTAAAGGTTTTTCTGCATCTCTTAAGAATTGTATCGCTAATTCTGGAGTATTAAATGTTTTGTTTATTCTATCGCCAAGTGTTTGAGTTCTTACTTCAACTATCTTAGCCATCTTTGCAAAGTCTTCTACATTTCTAGCACCCTGAGTCTTTAACTCTAAAATGTTTTGAGATAATGTATTCTTAGCTGCTGCTTTATATAACTTAGGACCAGCTAATATAGCTCCTGTAGTTAATGCTGCTTGATAAAATGCTGAATCTTTGTCATCTGATAAACCATAGGCTGCACCTATGCCTGCAGCAACTAAAGGTACTCTATACTTTTCAACAAAGTTCATAACTTTACTGTTAGGGTCTTGTATCTTAGGACTAGGGTCGTCTTTAAATCCTCTGCGTCTTTCATCAAAGTCATCAACCCTCAACTCTTTATCTAATCTACCTTCTTGTACTTCAATATCAACAGCCTTCTCTGCCTCTACAGCTGAGTTATCTGCTTCATCTACCTTACGCCTTCTATAAATTCTATCTAGTTCACCAATAGCTGTATTGATAGCTGCAACTTCATCTACTTGCTGACCATCCATAGATTGTTTAATCTTAGCTTTATTTCTAGCATATTCAAATACATCGTATATTTTTCTATCTCTTAGATATGCTATTTGAACAGGAGATAAACCTTCAATAATTTCTTTTTCTGCCTTAGTAGGTTTAGTCTTACCATCTAAAATATCTAAAACTTTCTTATGTTTAGCATCTAGAGTTTCTTTATTCCAAATAACTTTTCTTTTGTTTAAATCTAAGACAGTAGCATCTGGTTTTACACCAGTTTCTTGCTCTATTTTTGATGGTTTAAAGGAACCTTTAGTCGCATTAACAATCTTAAAGTCTATACCTTCTCTTACCTCTGGAATAATATTCATGTCTCTATTCCAAAGTTCCATAAAGATTTCATTTTGTATTCTTAATGCTTCTGAATCTTTAAGAGCTTGTTCAGTTATTTCAGATGGTGGTTTTTCAAATGCTTGTAGTTCTTCTTCTGGTTCAGGTTTTTTAGAATCTATTTTCTTTTTAGCACTTTTAGCTATAACACCTAAAGAACCTAATGCTCCAAAGATAGCACCAAACTCTCCACCTGTCTGAACATCATTCCACTTAATCTTACCTTCATTAAGTTTAGAATAAGTTGCTTCATATCCAGCACCTGCTCCAGCACCTACAGCTACAGGAGTAGCTACTTTAGCTATGCCTCTTAATGCTTTAGGTTGTATTTTATTTAACTTATTGTAAATCTTAGTCATTATGCTGGCACCTTTAGCACCTTTAGCAGCAAGACCAAAATAAGCTAATACAGACAATGGCAAATCTTTAAGAATTTCTCCAGTTAACAAACCAGCAGCATACTCTGGATTGTTTTTCATAGACTCTAAGAAAGCCATAACATCTACATCTTCGCTATCAGCTCCCCATCTATCATTAAATGATTGACCTTCAACATCTATTACAGCATCTAAGTCACCATTAAACTTATCATTAACAAAAGCTAAATCATCTTCCATTAATTGTTTTCTTTGTTGGAGGTTGCGGATTGTTTCTGCTTCAGACTCTGTAAAGTTTCTAACAGCTCCTAAGTTTTCAAAAGCTTGTAGAGTATTGTTGATTTTTTCCATGCCAAAGTTAGCGGCATTTCTTTTAATGTATAAATCTTTTTGAGTTTCTTCTGACATACCCTCTGCAAGAGTAGCACCAGTAAGACCAGAGCTAAACCATGAACCAAAAGTCTCATGTCCTCCAGCTATACCTGCAGTAAAAGATTGATTACCTTTCCAAGCATCATCTACAGCATTCTCTGCTGCAGTTACTTCTGGGCTAGAGGCATAAAAATCTCTTTCTACTAAACTCATTTTTAAAGAGCTTTACCATCTCCTTCGTATTTAGAAGATTTATTAAATTCATCAATACGAGGAGGTAAACTAAAAACGCTTCCTGGATTTACAGTATATTTAGCTTTTCCAGGACTAACTTCTGATGTAATATTATCATCACCATACATTAAACCATATAATCTATCTGTTGACCAAATAGAATACTTCTGGTCCATGTCATCATCTAGTTCTTTATCGTACATATTACGAGTATTAATATCTGGAGCGTATTCAGATTGAACATCAGAGCTTCTAATTATGCGTTTAGCATCTGCTCTTGATTTAACATTTCTAACATCATCAACAGTTAATACAGTAGGAAAAGTTTCTAATAACCATTTTTGTAATTCTGCAGATTCTTGAGGTATCCAGTCTTTTTTTAACCTACTTTTATATTTCTTTTCAGCTTGTTTAAATTTCTGAGCTTCTACTTGTACATCAATAGATTTAGCATAAGCTTCTTTAGACATTCTATCTGTTTCTAATCTAGATTGTTGAGCTTCATAGTCATCATTCATCTTCTTATATTTAAAGTAAGCTTCTGGGTCTATAGCTCTAATTTTTTGTAATGCAGCGTTTCTACCTTCAGTAGTATCATAATCAGAAGTTTGAAGAATTTCATTAATAGCTTCTTCTTTAGTTTTAAAGCCCATCATACCGCCAATAGCTTTAACTCCTGGAGATACAATACTTGTCAGCTCTTCACCGCTTACATAAAACATTCCATCTGGTGTAAATGCCATTTTATTCTCCTAAAAAGGGGCGTAATAATCTGCAGTAGTAGCATCACTACCCCAGCTTGTACTAAAATTACCACGACCAAACATACCACCTGCTTGAGGAGCTTGTTGACCATAAGCATACATACCAGCAATATTTGATAATGCTTGATAAGGTGCCATTGAACCTGCTGCTCTTGCTTGTGCTGCTGAAGTAGCCATCTTAGCAGAAGCTTCCGCTGCTTTCTGCTGACCACTAGCTAAACCTTGTGCTAGTTCTCCGTACTTAACAGGTAATTGACCAATATCAACTGCTGCACCTAATGCACCTGCCTGACGACCTCTATATGTATCAATAAGAGTTTGTACTCTGTCTTGTGCTGCAGCTCTAGTTTGCATATCTTGCATTTGTTGAGCTTCTCTTAACTTTCTCATTTGCTCTGCACCACCAGTAGAACCAAACATTCCTTGTGCTACAAGTCTTTCTTCTGTTGCTAGTCTTTCTGCTTCTTGCTCTGGAGCATATAACTGCTTTTGCATTTGATAATATTTCTCTGCTGCTTGAAACGGGTCAGCTTCATATTGAGAAATAAACTCTCTTTGCTTAGCAATATCTCCCATCTGAGCTTCATACTCAGCTTGCATTTCAGGAGATAAGTTAAGCTTTAATGTTTTATCAGCTCCTTCTCCTTCAAAAGCTACATCACCAAAAGCACCTGATGTTTGATATGGTAAGCTTCTTTGATATTGTAATTCTGCTTGTCTTTCTGCAGACGATGCTGCTGCTTTACTAGCTTTAGATGCTGCTCTGGCTCCTAATATACTAGAGCCAGCTATAGCTACTGTAGGATTAGGCATCCTGAACCTCCTTCTTAAACACTTCTAATTTTTCTCCGTAGAGTCTCCAAATATTAGGAGCAACAAACCTGCTCCATTCTCTTCCACCTATTAATTCTGCACATAAAACAAATAATTGATACATTTCTGCTCTCAACATATATGCTTTTTCAACATCACCTTCACCTTTGTCTCTTTCAAAAACATTAGCTGTATGCCATTTTGAAATTATACTTTGCAACATAGGTGCTATAAAATTTATATTAGCAATATAAAATGGGTTTAATGGTATATCTACCATAAGACTTGTAAATGCTTCATTAATATCTTCATCTTCTGTAGGTTTGTCTTTATCAATTAAATCATCCCATAGATGTATTACATGAACTATCTTAGAACAAAAGTCTACTACATTTTTATCGTTGTTAAACCAATATTTAAAGTTTTCTATATATGTTGGTAAATATTTATCTACATCATGCATTTACCACTCCAATAAAATAGCACCGTCTTGTCCATCAATACCTACACCTAGTCCAGGTTGTCCACCCCCATTACCATATCCAGAACCTCTATTGCTGGAGTTTCCGCTAGGAGGTGTACCAGAACCATTTGTTCCACCAGTAATAGCACCAGTATAACCATATCCAATATAACTTGGAGAAGCACCTCTACCACCATCACCTAGTCCACCTTGACCATCTGGATGTGCTGTGCCTGCTACTGTTGGAGTTCCACCAGAACCACCATAAGCGTATTGAGCGCCATTACCACCACCAGTTGCTGTAGCTAATGCAGTAGCACCTCTTTTAATTATTGTATCTTCACCAGATAAACCAGTACCTAATGTAGAGTTGTTTGGATTATATGAATAACTAGAATTAAATCTATATGATGCACCATAACCTCTAAGTCCAACTACCATAGTTAATGTTTCACCAGGAGTTGTAGCTATTGTGCCAGTTCTTTTACCTCCAGCACCACCACCTGAACCAACCCAAGCATCACCATTATTATCACAAGCACCAGAACCGCCTCCAGCACCATAAATTGTATAATCTATTGACTGAACACCAGCTGGCACTACAAAAGATGTTGTTCCTGCAGTAGTTAAATCTTGTGAACCTGGTTCATATAAAACAGATTTCCAAGAACCAGCGTCTTTAATGTAAACATCAACACAACTTTTCCAAGTGCCTCCGTCTTTAATATATATTTCTTGAAGTTGTTTCCAAGAACCGCTGTCTTTAATATAACTAGGCATTAATTAACTCACTTTATACCAAATATCTCCGTTATCCCCACCACTTGGTGCAGAAGTTGATACTGTTCTAGTACCATAACCGTTAGATGTAGAAGAAATATCTAATGCTCCACTATTATGTGTAAGTCCTGTACCTGCTGCATTTGTTATTGCTGTAGTTACAAAGGCTGTAGTTGCTACTTGTGTTGTGTTAGCTCCAGAAACTGCTGTAGTTGCACTAAATGACTCTGTAGCATCTCCATTAATATCTGCTTTAGTAGCTACTGCTGTAGCAATAGCATCAAATTCATCTTGAAATTCATCGCCTGAGATAACCTTAGCTGGATTAGAGTCAGCTAGAGCATCTTTTCCATCCCAGTCTGTAATTACTGAATAGTTACTCATCGTATTTTTCCTTGTTTAAATAATAAACTCATGTCCTGCAATGAAGCCACATAACCTGCTGTAATTGCATTCATTTCTAATTTAATAAATTTAGCTCTTCCTGATAATGATACCCCATACTCTTTAAATGTATAGTAAGGAGCATATTTAGAAGTTCCATATAAAGAAGTAGAAGCTCCCCATAATGCTGGAGTACCAGATGCTTGAGGATTTAAAGTAAAGTTTAATGCAGTTGGATTATTATCATCATAATCTGTATACCACTTTAAACCTACTGTAGTACCTTGACCACCTTCAACAATAACTAATAATTTTTTAAGTATAGAAGCTATAACTGATTTACCTAAATCTACCCAAATAGTAGCAAAAGTTCCAGTATAAGGATAGTCAGTATAACCACCACCACTAACATAAACTTTATCGTAGTATCCTTCATAAGTAGCAATAGACCCTCCAGATTGACCTACAAGAAAACCTTGATTATGTGTAAATGCCATAGAGTTTATATCTCTAGTGCTATTAAATTTAAATGTAGTTACTCGTGGAGAACCGTCTTGTGTTCTGTGTTTTAAATCAAATGAATAAGTTATCTTTGACTCAACAAAAGATAAAAGATACAAACCTTCATCTTCATGATAACAACTTTTAATTTGATTATTTTTACTAATAAGTCTAATAAGACTATCTTTAATATTTCTAGAAAAATCTTGTAAAGGTAAGTTATCTTTTTCTGTAGTTCTTGCTAATGACCTAACACCAGTTGGTGATAAGAATAATAAGTCATCGCCTACTGCTTGTATAGAATCTCTATGAGCAAGACCAATACCTTCAATAACTTCATCTAATTCTAAACTTCCAGGAGATGAAGGATTAGAGTATAAAACAATATTACTTCTACCAAATATAACTAATTTGCCATAAAAAGGTGCAATACCTACAATAACATCTTGTCCCCACACTTTAGATAAATCTACACTACCAGCTCCTGCTGCTTGAAAATCTTTACCTATAAGTAAATCTGAATAATAAAAAGTATTTGGAGTTTCTGGAATACCGCCTACCCACAGCCTACCATAGTAACCCATACCACAAGTAGGTAAGAAAGCAGTTGCTGCAGACAATGCTGTTGGTTCTTGAAAACCTGTAATGCTTCTTTGAAGTGACCAAGCAGATGCTGATGAATCATAAGTTACTGGGTCTACTCCGTCTTGAAATGCCCATATATCACCATTCCATTCAAACATTTGCCAGTCAGCTGTTGCTGCAGTAGTGTCAAATTGATTAGTAAACGCTGCATCTGGAGTAGAAAAGTCCATTTCATACATATATGCATTACCATCGTCATCTTCTACAGCTGAAAATATCTTATCTGCTTCTTCTGATTCTATAATTGCTTTAACAGGACCATCAGTAGCTAAACATTTTTGTTTTAAACCTTTTCTAAAAGTTACCTGTCCACCTTCTTGTAAGATTATGTTTTCTGCTTTAGTAAACCAAGCTGGTGTTAAAGATGCAGAGTTGTCTTGAGTATTAAGACCATTAATTCCTACATCATCTAGTGGTAAATATGATAATTCTTTAGCCATTATTCCAATTAGTTGTATAACGCTCGCTTACATAAAAGTCTTTTTCATATCTAAAGTTACCAGCATCAAGTTGTATTGCTTGAGTTAAAGATTCAAGAGCTTCTGCAGTTACTACAGTTGTTTGAGTACCTCCATCTTCACCTCTTTCAGCAATAGCTCTAGCCCATGCTCCAAGTATTACTGGCTGATATGGAACTTTAACAATGTCTGTTGCTAATTTTAAAGGTTCTTGGTCTTTTACAACATTAACAGCTATAACATTACCTGCTACAGAAGCATTAGGTACTGGATAAAAATCTATTAAAGCATCTGGTTCTCTTGATGCTGTAGCCTGGCTGCTGCCGTTAATAGCATAAGAGTTAGGTTCACCATAAGCAACACTAGAAGTTGGAAACATCTTATCGTTTAACCATTCATTGTTAACTTGATGTAACTTAGTACCAGTATCTTTATTAATAATATCTAATATCTTAAATGTTAGACCAACACCAGAAGAAGAATCTCCTAGTAGATACTGCTGCGTGCCATCAACTAAAGTAACATTAAATGTTTCTCTTAGTGGATTCCAGTCATGCTTAGATTCAACATACTTTTTAGAATCGTTTACTAATGTTCCAATAACTTTTTGATAATCAGAAACAACAGAGCTATCATTAATATTACCAGACCAGTCAGTCGCAATAGTAGGCTCTCTTAATCTAATAAGAACCTCATTAATTAATTCTCTGTAGTCCATTTATTACTCCTACTTATTTTCTTTTTTAGCTGGTGCTTTCTTTTCTTTTGCTGGAGCTGGTTTAGCTGGTACAAAATTATCCCAATTAATCATAGTCTTCTCCTATATTGATTACCATTTAACTTTATCTGCCCAATAAGCAGCAGACATTTTACCCTTAGAAATATTCTTAGCGTGTCTAGCTTTAAAACTCTTTCTTCTTGCTGCATAAGATGCTGACTCTCCAGCTTTTTTAGGAGAACCTTTAACATTTTGTTGACCAAATCTAATAGTTTTAATCTTATCGCCTTCTTTAGCTACAACTACATGAGACTTAGTTTTATGATTAGGTGTACGCTTTGGTTTATTAAAACC